TTAATTTAATATAATGAGGATTAAATTAAGTGAAAAATACCAAAAAGAAAGAGAAGACATATGTGATAAAATTATAAGTATTTTAGAATTAGATGAAAATAAATCGTTTCTATTATGTGAATTAGATGATGATATAGAAAAACAAAAAAAAATTTTAGAAATGAAAGAAGATATACAAAAATATTTTTCGGTTAGTTGTATTTCATCGTTTCGTCCAAATTTTGAATGTAAAAGACCTTATCTAAATATAGTAAGAAGTATATTACGAAAGCAAAATTATATATTTGAAAGAAGTGAAATAGAAAAATCTAAAAATGATGGTAGTTTTTTTCGTTCAACAAAATATAAAATATTTAGGAATAATTAAGCAAAAATAATTCATTATAATTACTTAAAAATAAAATCTTTAGTAAATATATAGAATAATATTCAATGGAGTAAAAAAAAGAAAAAGAAAGAAACATTCAAAACATTCAAAACATTCAAAACATTCAAAACTTTTAGGAATTTAGAGAAATCTAAATTTAAGATCAATAAAACAACGAATGTTATTACAAATGATAAAAAAGAATTATTTTAGGATGAGTTTGTTTTACTTCGTTATATCATTTTTCTTTCCGGTCGGTGTAATACAATAATTATAATATTCATAATATTCATAATTATATAATGTTCTCTTTATGTATTCCTACAATGGATCGTTATGATGATTTTTTAAGTAAATATTTACCAACATATTTAGAAAATGATTTAATTAATGAAATTATTATTACAGATGAAAATGGTAATGATATAGAAAAAATTAAAGAAACTTTACCTAATAATGATAAACTTATTTTGATTCAAAATGACTCTAGACTGGGTCCTTTTTTAAATAAAATAAAAGCATGTTCTTATGCAAAAAATGAATGGATTGCTCTCATTGATTCTGATAATTTTGCTGATAAAAATTATTTTGTAGTAGCTAAAAATTATATAGAAAAAAATCAAATAACACAAAAAAATATTATTTTATCACCAAGCAAAGCAAATCCAAGATTTGATTTTACACATTTAAATAATTTTATTTATAAAAATGGAAATTTTATTAAAAATAAGGATAATGAAAATATTTTATTTAAAAATAACACATGGCACCCAATTTATTCACATAGTGAGGTTTTTATGAATGCTGGAAATTATATAATTAATAAATATTTAATAGAAAATTTAGATATATCTAAAGAAACAGATAATATAAAAAAATCATTCGCATGTGATGTTATTTATATGAATACACTATTTTTTGAGCAATTAAATTTACATATGCATATTGTTCCTCATTTAGAGTATGAACATGTTGTTCATAATGGAAGTATTTATATAAATACATGTAACGAATTTAAAGAGTTTAATCATTATGTTCATCATAGATATAGAAAATTAATTTAAAAAAAATATAATTTAAAGAAATCAACATATTATATATAATATGTTGATTTCTTTGCATGAACTTATCAAAAAATACAATATCCAAATAAAAGGGATTCTTCATGTAGGTGCTCATGAATGTGAAGAGATGGGTGCATATGAACAATATTTATCCCGAGATAAAATTTTATGGATAGAAGCATTACAAGATAAGGTAGATTATAATAAATTTAAGCATCGTGATTTATTAATTGAACAAGCCGTAATTTCAGATAAGATAGAAACAGTTACATTTCATCGTTCAAATAATGGCGAAAGTTCATCGTTTTTAGAATTTGGATTACATGAAAAATTTCATCCACATGTAAAATATATTCATTCTTTTCAGGTAGAAACTAAATTGTTAAAAGATATTATATGTAATTATGATATTGAATATAATTTTTTGAATTTAGATATTCAGGGTGTTGAATTAAAGGCTTTAAAAAGTATGGAAGAGTATTTACCAAAAGTAGATTATATTTACACAGAAGTGAATAGTGATTATGTTTATAAAGATTGTAGTCTTATTACTGAAATAGATGATTTTTTAAAACAATTTGGTCTAGAAAGAGTAGAAACAGTTTGGTGTGGTGATTGCAAATGGGGTGATGCTTTATATATTCGTAAATTTTAATATATGTACATATATAAAATGGTACTATATTTATGTTTGATACCGAATAGAGGTGCTAGAATTGGTCATCAAACACACGATCATTTCAATTTAGTAACTTATTGTAAAAAAAACGGTTTTATTTTTGTATATCATCCATTTACTTGCAATTCATCTAAATTTGAAAATATTTTACAATTTAGTAAATTATATGATTACCAATACGATGATGTAAAAAAAAATGTAGATAAAATAGTTAATATAAAAGATTTAACAAATATTTTGAATAATTTACATAATAAATTATTCGATTTGCATAATTCTAATGAAAAAATTTTATTATTTGATAGTATTTGCGGAAATGAAAATTATAATATGAGTTGGAATATAAAAAATGATGATATAGTAGATATTAAAAAAACATATCGAAATGTATTATTGAAGTATTATAAAAAATATGTAAACGAAGATTATATTTGTATACATATAAGGTGTGGTGATATTATAAATGACCCAAGTAGATATTTAAGTGTTCAGTATTTTATTGAAAAATATAAATATTTGATTACTAAAATAGGTAATCATTTACCAGTATACATTGTTACTGAACAAAATTTTAAGGAAAACGATGTTTTATATGAAAATATCAATAATTGCAATATAATTCAAACAGATGAAATTATTTCTTTTTATTATTTAGTTCATTGTAAATATTTAATTGCTTCGAGAAGTGGTTTTTCAAATTTAGCTTATATTCTTGGAAATATCGAAGTTATGAAACCTCCTCTTGATTGGAATTGTTATTGGGATAATCTAATTGAATAAATTTATTTATATTCCAATAAATTTTGATTAAAGACAGTTAGCATTTTTTCGCATTTTTTTATATCTTTCCAACCTGTAAAATTTTCATCTAACCACATTTTATACCAATTTTCTAGACGTATTTTACCTTGTAAATTCCATCGAAAGTGATTTGTTGTAGAAATATGTTTACTTTTTGATAATTCTTCTTTTTCAAAATCAGTAGCGGTTGGATTTAGTGAAATATGATGATGACCTACGCCAGTGTAATGAAAATATTTTGCTTTAATGATTCCTATTTTTGGATGAACAAATAATGAGTCATTAAATTTTGGAAATTGTTCAAAAATATCTTTGTCTTTTTCTACCATAATAATTTCCCCTGTTTCACTAATACGTTCCTTTGTACAACCATTTAAATAAGAATAATGGTTTTCTTTCATCATTTGAATAATATTTTCTAATGTATCAGGAAATTCTTGAAATTCATCACTGTCTGCTGGAATAATATAATCTTCTTCAAGATTTACATTATCATTTACTAATTTTTTTAACATTTCTATATTAGGTGTTTCAAATAATTTTTCGGTATTCGGACCTATATTATAAATAATATAATTATTATAAGGACTATTTTTAACGTTTTCTAAAAATAATTCGAAATTTTCTTTATCTTTATCAAATTTATAATTAAAATTAATCAAAAATTTATAAACTCCTAATTTTAAATAATATTTCATAAAATGTTCAAATAAAAAATCATCGTAGTGAGTAAATCTAGAACAAACAAAAATTTTAGTCATAATATTATATATATATAATATTATTAAATGGAAATTAACGGCAATACATTATTTATTCAACACGAATCTGGTAATATTGGACATTTTTTTAATGATCATGTTTATTCATCGTTTGGTTATTATTTAACAAATAAACCTCATACCGAAAGAATATTATAACAACATATTGGAAGGTGCTTATAATAGGAAAGAAAAGTATATTACAAAGAATAAAACTCGTAAAAACCCAAAGAAAATATATCTATAATGGGCGTTTTAAATGTGCAAAGGTGTAAACCTCAATTAGCTATGGGTATAGCTGCACATGGTGCAAATATTTCAGAATTAAATGAGATTTTATCTTATTCAAATAAAGAAATAATTAAACGCAATCAATTTGATTATAAATTATGTAAAGAGGATAATATAAATAATTATTTATTGGTAGTAAATCATTATATGTTTCAATCACTAGAATTTTATACAAATATTAAGTGTAAAAGAGGAGATGTTTATAATATTAAAGGCGATAATCTCAGAAAATTAACAGATGTTTATAATTGTGATAAAGTTTGTATTATCGAAGATAATAAATTATCAGATATTTACAAATTAAATTACTTATAAAATATATCTAATAATTCAAATAATCCCTCTTTCTGTCCATCATTCAATAAAACTTCCTCTTTTTCATCACAATCTGTAACGAAAAAAAAAGTTGTAAATCCGCAATTAATTGAATTCGCCGCAAAACAATCATGTCTTGTATAAGGGCACAATTCAATAAATACAGGATTTTTTTTACACCAAATCATATTTTTCATTAATGAACCATGAGCTCCTAGAATTATTTTTGCATTTGTAAAATAATGTATAGTTTCTTGTAGTGTTTCTGAACCATTTAATATAATAAAATTGTATTTGTTTTTTAATATATTTACTATTTCTTTTTCATTTTGAATGCTTCTTCCATAAGAACCTCGAGCCAAATAAAGATTATATAAATTTTCAGATTTTTCTTGTTTGTTTAATACTTTATTAAAATGATAAGCATAAAATTTGTCTATATATCCTCTACACATTCCTACTACAGTAGAAATATTTATTTTATGAAAATAATACAATTTTTTGTTGTTTTCTCGAGTTTGATATTGAGTTGGGAAATAAAATTTTAATTTTTCAAAATAATATTCAATGTTTGTTATACGATTATATGATAAATGGAACAAAGGTAAGTCTTTTTTTTCAGATACAATCAAACGATTTATTACATCCCAAAATTCACCAAAATTATAAAATCCATATATATAATCAAGAAACATCACTTCTTCTTTTATTTCTTTAAAAATATTTAAATTACTTATGTTTTTTATTATAACATTAGAGTGATTACATATACAATATTCTTTATATTCAATATCATTATTAAATTCATCAATAATTAGTGGATTTTTATATTGATCAAACCAACATTTATTTATATAATATACATTTTCTAAAACAATGTTTTTTGAATAAAAAGTACTATAAATATGGTCTGATTTATCAAATGAGTATATTTCTGAAAAATCTTTTAAATTCATAATTTCAGAAAATTTTGAAATATTATTTTCTAATAATTCATTCATTATTTCCATTAAATTTTTGTAATAATCTATAGTTTCAATTGTTTTATTTTCTCTAATATATTCGGATACTTCATTTAGTTTGTCTATGTAATAAATAATATCTACTATTTTCTGTTTTTTTATCAAATAATTTTTATAATTTGGTATTAACCAATCCCTTCTATTGTACATATTACATTTTTTTTCATTAAAATTCATTAAAGGAACATTAATTTTATCATAAATATCCAATATTTTTTGTTCATTAATTAATATATTATTTAATTTATTTGTATAAAAGTAATTGTGTCTTAATAAATGCAAATGAAAAAAAAGTTCGAAATTTGTTTTACTGTGAATTAAAATAATATTTTCATATATATCTTTAATAAATTCAAACTCTAATTTGTTATCATAATGGTATATTAAGTAAAGTTTAAAATTTTTGTAATTATTTTGTTGAATATATTGTTTTATTTTATACTCAAAATTATTTATATTTCTAATAGTATAATATAAAATACTTATACCATTATAATTATAAATAATAAAAAAATCTTCTTTATAATGATTCGGTTTCTCATACATTTTATACAATATTATATAATATAAATAAAATAAAATAACAAAATAATAAATCAATAAAATAATAAACAAACTAACAAACTATTATTTCAGCTAATAATAAATATTTTTCATTTGGGAATAAATTATCATACTTACATGTAGACGTATCTACATTTTCTTGACTAATTGTAATTTTTATATTTTCATCAAAATTAATATTCAAATTAATATAACCATATCTTTTATAAAAACAATGTGCGTCCCATGTTAAAAGTTTGTGATTATTTATAAATACGTAACCATTATTTTTATAATATAAAATATTTAGTGCTATTACATTTTTGTATTTTTTTTCAATATTAAATATTATTTCATTAGATATTTTATAATATTTTTTTTCATTAAATAATTCAATATCCATATTGGAACAATCTAATATTTTATCTAGACTTAAGACTGATATATTTTTATATTTATTCATAATATCATCTTTTATTTTAAGTGTATTTTGAATAGACTGTTTTACAAAATATTTTTCATTTAAAAGACACATAAATATAGATAAATCTAACATTTTACCATATAAATTAGAACCATCATAAACAGTGTGACAATTATCTTTAAATAAGAGTGATAAATCTATATTTTTCATTTCTTTAAATACTTTATAAAAATGAATTGATGATATATTATAATTGTTTGCGATTTCTTCATAAATATCAATCATATCCATGTAATTATCTATATCACTTTTATATAAATATAAAAATATTGGTGTAATATCATTTTGAATTAATTTTTGCAAAATTATTGTAAGAAAACATTTTAAATCTTCTTTATTTGGTCTATATATAGAAGTGATCCATTCTAAAAAACAAACACTAAATTTAGGTGTATTATTTATAACATCATCGACTAACCATAATGCATGATTTATATGACACCCAGAATAACCTTTCTTATAAATAGACGATTCTTTATATTTTTTCATTAAATAATTAACATAAGAATATTTTTGTTCAGTTACACTAGCACCAAAAAAGGTTATATTATTAAATTGTGATTTGTTATAATAACATCTTTTAAAAATATTTTTTTTTATAAAACTTGTTAATTCATCTTCGTCAATCGATAAATTATTTTTGTTATTAATTAAACATATAGCATCATTATAAAGATATGTATTAAATTGTGTTATTAATGTTTGTTCAATATTTAAAAATTTGATAATATCTTTATCAAATAAATAATTGGATAATTCAGGATATTTTTGAATAAATTTTTCTTGTTCGGGAAAAAATAATATGAAATACATATTTTCTTTATTGATATGTTTACATTTTTGAAGATACGTTTTATAAATAAAATCAAAATTATATTCAGTTTTTATATTTTTATTTAAACAAAAATAATATATATTATCATTCGTCAAAAATTGAAACAAATCCCAATTATGCTCAAAATCAGAAAATAAAAAACATTTTGTATTTACATTGTTAATTACAATATTGAAATATGTTTTATTATTAAATGCCCAAGAAGGTTTTTCCATTATAATATTATATACAATTAAAATTTATTAAATTGTCTTAATTTGTATTTATAACAAAAATATAATAATAATAATAATAATAATATAAAATCAATAAAAATATAAAATCAATAAAAATATAAAATAAATAAAAATGAAGAACATAACATTTTCCTCATGTTTTTATATAATTAAGTCAAAATTTGATGCGAGCACCTATGTATATTGGATGAATAATTTCATTTCTATTGTAAATCATTTCAATTTAGTCATTTATACCAATGAAAATTCACAAAAATATATTGATACCAAAGGAAACCCTAAAATAAAAATTGTTATAAAGCCATTCGAAGAATTTTATAATTATATTTATAAAGATGATTGGATCCGAAATCACGAAAAAAACATTTATTTGAACAATCGTGTTAATTGGGAAGTTAATATGTTATGGAGTGAAAAAATTCATTTTGTGAAAGACACTATTGAGAGAAAATATTTTGATACAGACTATTATGGATGGTGTGATATTGGTTATTTTCGTAATCGAGGAAATGATTTACATACTATTTATTTAAAAAATTGGGCAAATAATTCAAAAATCGAAAAATTAGATAAAAACAAAATCCATTATGCTTGCATCAATAACAATCAAGAATATATGAAACAAATGTCTATAATAATTAATACAAAAAATGTAAAAGGATTGCCTTTGAATCCTATACCACCTATTCAACAATCTGTTGCGGGAGGATTTTTTATTTTACACAAAGATAAAATTGATTGGTGGTTCAAAACATATAATTCTAAATTGCACCAATATTTTGTGAATGATTATTTGGTAAAGGATGATCAAGTTATTTTAGTGAATTGTATTTTAGACAATAATTTAGAAAACAATTTCTCTCTATATCTTGAGAATAAACCAGATTTAGATAACTGGTTTATGTTTCAACGGATTTTGAACTAAGTTTTATTTTTATATATATTAGTTTTGTAAAATAACAATTACGTTTATACATATATATATTATTATTTACAAATAATATATATATAATAATGTTTAATGAAAAAGAAATTCATAAAATATATATTGATAAAGTTAAATTACCAGAATCATATTTTAAAAAATACGAAATATTACCGAGCTGTCCTGTAAAGAATTATAATTATAATTGGGGACATTATGATTTTCCAAGAACATGGTGTATTTTAGATTTTATTGAATGGATAAAAAAATATAATATTAATATTGAACATCTTGGTTATACATGTGATTCCGATATTGAATTAGAATTTATTAATCCTTCAAAAAAAACACTAGTTTCTTATCCTCAATATGATTTACATACAATTTCAAATTATTTTGAAAATGAGTTTGATTTTTTTTTATTTAATCAAACAATTGAACATTTATATAATCCATTTGAAGCTGTAAAACAAATTTATAAAATAGTAAAACAAGGTGCTTATGTATTTACTTCTGTACCAACGCTGAACATTCCTCATATGACTCCGATTCATTTTAATGGATTTAATCCAATGGGTTTAGCGATGTTATTTAAAACAGCTAATTTTGAAATTATTGAAATTGGACAATGGGGTAATTTTGATTATATTACAAAATTATGGGGTACACATAACTGGCCTGGTTACGATAAATTAAATAATAATAATGTTATTATGAATGAAGAAAAAAATGTATGTCAATGTTGGATTTTAGCAAGAAAATTATAAATCACATACTTTTATAAAAGATGCAATAAATTATAATATTAAAAATAAATTAAATTATAATAATGATAAGTATTTTAATACCTATTTATAATGGTATTGAATTTATAGAAGAGTCTATTGAATCAGTTTTACAACAAACATTTAATGGTTGGGAAATTCTAATAGGTATAAACGGACACCCACAAAACTCAGAAGTTTATTTAAAAGCAAAAGAATATGAACAAAAAGTATTAGAAGGAAAAATAAAAGTATTTGATTTTTTTGAAATTAAAGGAAAGGCAAATACCTTGAATGAATTGGTAAAACATGCTAAATATGATTATATTGCACTTTTAGATGTAGACGATATATGGTTACCTGAAAAACTAGAAAAACAAATTCCTTTTATTCGTTTGAAGTATGATGTTATTGGAACAAATTGTATTTATTTTGGAAATGTATATAAAAAATCTACCATACCTTTAAAGGAGTTAACATATTATAATTTTAAAAAAGTAAATCCAATCATAAATTCGAGTGTGATTATAAAAAAAGAATTGTGCGATTGGAATGATATTCCATTGGAAGATTATGATTTATGGATACGATTAAGAAAACAAGGTAAAACTTTTTATAATTGTAGTAATGTTTTGGTCAAGCATCGTATACATAATGACTCGGCTTTTAATGCAAAAGGGAATGGACAGTTTAAAAAAGAATTAATAAAAAAACATTTTTTTTGATTTTGTTTCTTATTTTTCTTATAAAAAATAAAAAATATACTCATGGAGAGGCTTTAACTCTCGACCTTCGTGTTATAAGCACAATATGCTAACCAACTACATTACGCGAGTTCCATATATATGTAATAATTAACCTTTATATTTATTTTATTTTTAAAATATTATTTTTTTCCATTCTGGTGGACATAAATCATGTGTATCTATATTGGCGTTTGGTGTGAACCACATAACAGGATAACATACGATTTTTTCTGGTTTTGTATTAAAATAAGCACCCCACCAACTAAAAGAACTATTTGCGATAATATTGTGTCTGCATAAACTCATTAAAAGCATTTGTTCCCAATCAACCAGTCTATTTGGTGCTCTTAAAAATCTATAATCCTGAAATTTCGATTCACACAATTGAATTGTTTGTAAAACTTCATCTAAATCTTCATCTTCACAAAAATACATTATTTGAAATTTTTCTTCTGAATATTTTTTCTTGATTTTATCTAATGCATTTATGTAATATTCTGAAGTCATAATTGGATGAAAATAATTAACTTTTTTATAATCTCCTATACGAAAATGCATACTTATTGTTTTTTCCAAGTCCTCACATTTTAATCCAGATTTTTCTAACACTAGTCTTTTTTGTTTTGTAATTTCCAGAATTTTGTATATTAATGAAAAAAATTCCTGAAAATATTTGTAACTTTGAAAATATCCATATAAACAAACATTTTTTGCTTGAAAACTAGATACATGAAATTCCCTAAATGGAAATCCATTTTCTTTTAAAATTACCATTTGTTCCGGTAATTTTTCTATTAGAACTGGATGCAACTTTTGAAAAATTGTATCCCAGAAAGTATAACGCAATGTACAACCATTTCCACCCAACGTTTTGCTATGTAAAAATTGATATTCTTTTTTTGATTTAATTGCGTAAGAAATTGTTGTAAAAATCTGGAATAATTGATTACCTAGACCCCCTCGCAAATCACATGTTATCATTTTCTATTTATTTATATTTTATATTTAAATTTGTTTTTATTGTTTATATTTTTGTTTCTAAAAACTGCTGATGTTTTATACTTCGATTGTGTTCAGCTCTTCCAGTGCATCTCACTATTGACCCACATTCACAAGTATATATTTCTTTTTGTTTAGCTAATATTTTTTCTTTATTTTTTTGATATAGTTCTTCTCTATATGTTTTTATTTTGTCTTTATTTTCATCACGGTATTTTTTTGCCTTTTCCAAAATTGAATCTTTGTGTTCTTCATAATAGGTCTTACATTGTTCCTTGATTATTTCCTTATGTTCTTCATTGTATTTTTTTTTACATTCTTTAATTTTTTCATAATTTTTATTTCGATATTCTTTCTGTTTTTCTTTAAATAGTAATTGTTTTTGTTCTAAATCTTCTTCAGTAACAGGATCTTCCGTTTCTACAATACCTAAAAGTTGATTTTGATAATCAACATGTTTTTTGGTTTGTAAATGACGTATTTTATTACCAAATGTATAATGATTGCCGCATTCACATTGAATAATTTGTGATCTTTTTGTTTTTAATTCTTCTTCGTGAGCATTTCTCCATTCTTTTTGTGCTTTAGAAGCTTCTTCTTTGTGTTGTTCTCGATATATTTTTTTATTTGCACATATTTGTTCTTTATTTTTTTCGCGATAATCATCTTGATATTCTTTTATTTTTTCTTTATTTTTTTTTACATATTCTTTCTGGTATTCAAGTTTTTCTTCTTTATGTTCTTCATAATTGTTTTTTGCTTTTTTTATTAATTTTTCTCTATTTTGTTGATACCATTCATTTTTTTTTTGTTTTATTTTTTCAGCGTGTAATTCAAGATATTTTTGAATTTTTTCAATATTTATTTTACAGTAAACCTTTGCTTTCTCTGCGAGTTTTTCTCGAAAAATAATTCTATATATTTTACTATATTCTTCCTTGCTTCTGTTAGGTATAGTTACATTTAAAGAACATGATAATTTTTCAATCCAATATCGTTCACGCTGTCTAGCTTCATAAACATTATTACAATTATAATTTTCAAGAATATCTGTATACCAATTATCCCATCCTCCATTATTACGAATTGTTTTATAAATTTTATAATTATAACCTTTTGCATTTTCATTACTACAATTATTTTTATGATGTCAACATCTTTGATAATAAGAAGTAGTATGACCTACATAAATATCTTTAACACTTTCATTTTTACATTGAATTTTATAAATCACAGTATTAGAATAATTTGCTAAATTATTTGAAGCCATATAATATTATAACATATTTTTCTAAATCATTATTAACATAAATTAAAAATCTTCGGTAAATTCAAAAATTTCTTCACTTTTTGTTTTGTTTGCTAGCGCATATGAGTCATTTTGACGCTCAAAGAAATTAGATTTAGCCTCCAGGCTAATAAGCTCCATAAATTCAAATGGGTTCGTCACATTATAAATCTTATCGTAACCCAATTGCAAACAAAGGCGATCAGCCACAAATTGTATATATTGTGTCATTAATTGTGAATTCATTCCGATTAAACGACATGGAAGAGCCTCACAAATAAATTCGGTTTCAATATCCACTGCTTCTTTAATAATTTCATGGATTCTTGACTTTTTCATTTTATTAACTAATTTACTATATAATAGAATGGCGAACTCACAATGAAGAGCCTCATCACGTGAAATCAATTCGTTGGAAAATGTTAACCCAGGCATCAAACCGCGTTTTTTTAACCAGAAAATACTGCAAAAGGCACCGCTGAAAAAAATACCTTCTACACAGGCAAATGCGACTAAGCGTGTTGCGAATCCACTGCGATTGTCTTTGATCCATTTTTGTGCCCAGTCAGATTTCTTCTTGATGCATTGATAATTTTCAATCGCATTGAACAATTTGGTTTTGTTTTCCGTGTCCTTAATGTATGTTTCAATTAAAAGACTGTAAGTTTGACTATGAATATTTTCCATTGCGATTTGGAAACCATAAAATGCTCTGGCTTCTGAATTTTGAATATCAGTCATGAAACGCATCGCTAAATTTTCCAAGACAATTCCGTCACTCGCTGCAAAAAAGGCCAAAATCATAGAAACAAAATGTTTTTCATCATCATGTAAGCTATCCCAGTGCGAAAGATCCTTTGTTAAATCAATTTCTTCGGCTCGCCAGAAACAGTCTACTTGTTTTTTATACATTTCCCATATGTCTTGGTATTTAATTGGAAACATTACAAACCTATTATCGTCTGGTGTTAAGAGAGGCTCAATATTATTCTTCGACATCCTAAATAATATATTAGGAAGATTTTAAATTTGTTTAAAAAAATAATAATATTCAAAATAATATTCAAAAATAAAATATAAGCATAATTTAATGATGGAATTAATTCCTACACACATGAATTTAGCAGATAGAGATATTTATTTGATTCATATTGAAAAAGAGATAGACATAAGAAGAAAAATGTTGCTTGAAAAACATAAAAAACTACAACGTATATCTAAGCAAAATCATTTTTTAGAATTAGTAAAACAAGATTACAAGAATTATCATGATATTATTCTACAACAAAAACAAGAGCAAATGCGTGCTTTAGAATTATTGAACCAATATATTGGCGATTTAACAAAATCGGGCAAATTAAGCAAGTATAATATTAAAGATGGAATTTATGAACAAAGAAAAATTCTTCATGAAATCAAGAAAATTAAATGCAGTTTAGATGAATTAATACAATTGAACAATCAAACTATTGATCACTTAAAAAATTAAAATATAAGAATTTTTTAAATTATTTAATAAAATATATACGTGTATATTATATATCAATGAATGAAAATACCAATTCAGATTTTTTAAATAGATTTGAAGAAAGTTTACAAAAAGTAAATCAACTGGTTGAAGATAGAAGAAATAGCTCATCTGAGTATACAACTGCTATCGTTCAATATGTTGAAGGTATAAATACAAAATTATCTACTTTAAAAGAACAAGCAAATCAGATTGTTGATCTAATTAATAATTTAAAAAACCAAATTCATTCTTCTTCTGAAGAAGTTAAAAATAAACAAGAAGAAATTAGAAATTTAAAACAACAAAATGACGTTTTATCAAGTAATAGCGGTAATCAAGTTCAAAAATTAGAATCACAATTATCACGCACTCAACTACAAATTAATCAATTAGAACAACAATTAAGAGAGTCAGAAACAAAACAATCCGAGAAAGAACAACAAATTTCTCAAATGGAACAACAAATGCAATCAAAAGAACAGGAACTTGCACATTTAAAACAAGAAATTGAAAATAAAAATAGAGAAGGTTTAGGTTTGTCTGAATTAAGAAAACAAAAACAAATGCAAATGATGCAGCAAAAAGAAGAAGAAATGAATAAATTACAACAACAGCATCAAGGTCTTCAAGAACAACATCAAGGACTTCAAGAATCATCTTCTAATTTGCAACAAAAGATTGAGGAACAAAATAATCAGATTATGATGATGAATGAAGAGTTAGATAAAACCAAACAGGAATCCGCACAACAAATACAAGAAAATCAACAAAAAATACAACAGTTAACTGAACAAAACAAAGAATTAGTTCAACGAATTGTAAAAGCTACTGAAATTATTTATCAAGCTGTAGAACAAATCAATGAATTGAAAACAAGTAAACGATCTGAAAATTTAGAAATGCTTCGGTCAAAATTTAATGAAACAACTCAAAAAATAGCAGAAATTAGCAGTACATTACAGGGTATCAACATAAATCAAACGGAAATTGCGAACCCTGGTTTACTTGGTGGTAGACGTAGACATAAAAAAATAACAAGAAGAACAAGAAAAAAACAAAAAGGTGGGTTTGTTTATGGTAAATCTTCATCCAGAAGAACTTCTAAATTTAGTAATAAATTTAGTAAAAGAAGAAGCAGTTATAAAATTTCAAGTAGAAAATAATTTGTTTTTCAAAATTTTTTATTGATTTTTAAAATTCCAAATTCTAAAAATCAATTTATTTTTTTAGATAGTTATATATAATGAAGATCAAATCAACATTTGCAAAAATCCTGCATAATCGTATTTTTATTAATTTAGTTTGGATATTGACTGTTGTAACTGTTTTAGGTAATTTAATTTACGGTAATTTTCATGCTGTTATATTCTTTATATTATTAGCCGGATTAACATCTTTCTTTAGTAAAAATTTAATAGTTATTTTATTGATCCCTTTGATTGTTGTAAATATTTATACACATATGAATAAATACAAAGAGGGAATGGACAATAAAACAAAATCTGGATCAAAAAATACGAAATCAAAACCAACGAAACAAAATTCAAATTCTTCTGATAAATTATCTGATAAAAAAAAAATTGATATAATGAAAAATAAAAATTCGCAATTACCGATTGTTCCTTTACAAGATAATTCAAATGAATCATTTGAAACAAATACACAATCAAATCAAAATAAAAAGAAAAAGTATAACATTGATTATGCATCAACTGTAGAAGAAGCTTATGATAATTTAAACAGTGTTCTTGGTGGAGAAGGCATTAATAATTTAACTAAAGATACACAAAAATTAATGAAACAACAATTGCAATTAACTGAAGCAATGAAAAATATGCAACCATTAATGGAAAGTATGGGACCATTATTGCAACAAGCAAGTGGATTGTTAGGAAGTATGGGTGGTAGTGAAAAGGTGAATGATCTCGCAAATCTCGCAAATAAATTTAGCGGTAAATAATAATATTACTAAAATATATGAAGAAGTGCCCGCCAGGAGTAATATGTATTGAAAATATTACTTTATTTTTTATTATTATTGCATGCTGTATTATTTTATATATATTTTTTTATAGTGCGTCATCCAAAACAAACCAAAAATCCCCGAATAAAATCATTATCAATAATCAAGAACCTAGAGAGAAACAAATGTTTGGTGGTTTAATACCTAGCTATCCTTATAATAATTTACCACCTGTCGTTCCGGGTGATGTGTTATTAAATCCATATAATCCTCCTTTACGTGATGAACGATATTTTTTAGGCCCTACCTTAGGCTTAGGGTTAGGACCACAACCTCTTTTTAATTCACCAGGTGTAGTTCCAATTAATGTTTCTACTAATGTTGGAGCGGTGGATACTTCTTATCGTCAAGTAGGTATTTTAACTCCTTTAAATGGTTCAAGCAAAGATAGTATTTTGCCGCTTATGGGGCGTCCACTATTTGTGAATCGTGATAAATGGCAATATTATACCATAAGTAATCAACATAACAATGTTAAATTGCCCATCTCAAAAGGTGGTCGTAGTTGTACCAATGAATATGGCTGCGATAAAATTTATAATGGTGATACTGTTTATATAGAAGGTGTAAATGATGCTTATAAGGTTACTATTTATGATAATGATGTTATTAAATATTTGCCGTTTGCATGATTTTTTATTTTTATATAATTTTTTCTATATAAAAATATGATTTTTTAAAATAAATATTTTTTTTTAGTTGAATGTTTTTTCAACTTAAACATTCGTCTTGTTTTTTTATTTTTTTTTTCACCTTTA